GCTACATGCGGCAAGCACTTGAAAGAGGGATTAGTGTTTATTGGTGAAATGGCTAAAATCTGCGCTGACGTTCGATTAGTAACACCGCCCAACGTCAAACATACTCACGCTATTTCTTTAACGGAGGAAGATCCCGCTTCTGACGATAAAGATTAGTTTTAATTTCTGATCGGGTTAATTTCTTTTCTTTTTTACCTAATAGCTTTTTAACTTTCCCAACTAATTGCTTGAATAATGGTTTTAATGCTTTCGTTAAAATTGGCGTTAATGTTGCCGCACTTGTTGCAACAATTGTGATCCCGAACGTAGTAGCAGCAACGGAAGGGCTAGGAAGAAATCTGTCAGCTATGGAAGTTGGCCCCCATATCTCAACACACTTTTTATTAACGACCTCAAAACCAATCACTTTTTCTTTTGCTTTTGCGTTTCTTAAATCCCCTAACCTGTACGCCTGATCTTTTGCAGGGCAGTCAATTTCTTTTTCCTCTGGTAAGACATCATCACCGGGTAAATCAGCATCAGGAGGATTAGGCGGATCAGAAGGATTAGGCGGTTGAGCCTTTTGAACATATTGCATTTTCTTAGGGTTATATTCAATCGGCGTATAACTAGGAATTAAAAAATCTATCCCCGGTTTTTGTACGTTTAATTGTCTTGTGATATGGGGCGTATTAATTAACGTGTTGATCTTTGGTATCTGTATTTTCTGAATCTTTTCTATTTCCATCTTCCTTCTGTTTAATTAACTCTTCTTCTTTTAAACGCAATAATGCCTCTTTGATTGCTTCGGCTTGCAAAGAATTTACCCATATTAAAAAGGAAGGGCGGGGCCGGTTGATGTAGGAAGCTTTATATCAGGAACAGGTATTAGCTTTGTAATTTGATTTGTCAAATAAGCTTTTGCTTTGGCTTGGTTGGCTGGGTTCTTAGCGTAGAAATAAAGACCCGTACCACCTGCTAGCACTCCCACTATAAAGACTGAATTAACAATAACAAGACAATCAATAACTTTTCGCATACCTTTAAACGTTGCTATGTCAGCATATTAGCTAGAATGAATATAAAGAAATGCAAGTCTATTAAAACTAAAACCCAATTAAGACCAAGGAACACCAACTTTTTCAGTCGGGGTATTAATTAAATCAATTTCAGCTTTTAAGCTGTTTTCTATTGCTGTGACTTCTGTTGCTCCAAGAGAGGTTTTCACAAATTCCAAGCACTTAGCAGCGGTCAACGAATCATACGCGACGAAATCAGAAGGCAGGGAAGAAGGCTCAGTAAATTCAACTTGTCCGGTTGCTCTAGCTTTCTCTGTGCTTCCGTCCATGCCTTTTACTCTGTAGACAATTCGGGTGACAAATCCGTTTGAAACATTCGCAACCATGTTCTTTTCATTGATTTCCCATGTATAGGAGTAAGCCATTTTAAAAACCTTTTGTGAATAGTTTAATACTTTTAAGTAGCAGGAGCAGCAATAAGTTTTTCAAGCACTTTCAAAGCACCTTGATCTTCAAGGATTGGCTGTGTTAAAGCCTGTCCTTCTTCTTGTAGCTTTTTAATTTTTGCTTGTATTTCTTGAACTTTAGCAATATTAGAATCAAGCCTAGCTTTAACTTCTATTCGTTCTTCTTGAGGTGTTGGCATTTATTTTTAATATGTCAGCGTAGCATAGGGTCAACTCTTGTTATTTGCAAGTTAATCAAACATTTTCCATTGCATCTATTTTTACTATTAGTTCTTGCACTGCTTTCATTAAATAAACAACCATCCCTGAAGGGTTGAAATAATATTTAGAATCTTCTTTATCTTCTTTTGTATAAGCTTCGGGGAAGCTGTCTACCATCTCCTGAGCAATAAAACCTTTTGATTTTTCTGCAGTATCTTCTTCTTGTATAAAATGAAATTTTTGAGGATTTATATTTTTAAATAGATTTAAAACGTCTTGTTCCCAGTCTTCAAAATTCTTTTTAAGTGCTCTATCTGATCCACTTGTGTCATAAGTAGTTGCACTATTTGAAGATCTAATTCTACCAACTTCAGTACCTCCAGTTGCAAACTTAATTCTATGAGTGTGCGTCGCTGTATTACTTGTATCATTAACTTCTACAGGTACAGTTGTATTTGCTGTTGTTGAGGTTGATAATTGCCCACTAATAGTTATTCCATCGCTTTTTGTGGTTAATTTTACTGAGTCATCATAATAAATTTTTGAATCTGAATTTTCAGTCCCGGCGAAAAAAGTTTCATTTGAAAGGTTGCAAATTCTTACTTCGTTACCTCTTAATCTTAAAATCCCCGTACCCCGATCATCAACAAATGACGCCGTAGAATCGTGGTAAATCCACATATCTTCGTCATCTCCTGCGTAGAATTTACTATTATCATTAACTTTAAAATAACTAGACGCTATACAACCCCCTGTTATAGCTGCGCCGTAACTAGTTGATTCGATCCGTTTGGTATCATCAAAAAATATTTCAACACCCGAATTTTCAGTTGTATGTACACATTGTTCGCTATCGGCTGCATTATTAATATGTAAAGAAGCCGTAGCAATCGTAAGTGCTCCAGTAGTTGTTTGAATTACACCTCCAGTAGACGGGCAAGAAATTAATAAGTCACCACTGTCACCAAATTTAGCTGTCGCAGTATCACCAAACTCAAGAGAATTATCTGACTTATCCCAAAACGCATTAGCACTACTACCTGTAAAAGTTACATCATTATTAAAATTACTTGCTGCATCTACATCAACACCACCTGCCAACGTAAACAAAGAAACCCAACCATTATTTCCAGAATTGCGAATTTTTAGAATATTTGTATTTGTATCAGCCCAGAATTGATAAGCAACTTTTCCTGTACTCGGTTCAGTACTTCCTGAATGATTTGACCATAAAGCGGCATATTGTCCATTTATGTCACTTCTTACAGCCGAGCCTGTACCGTTTGCGACGACTCCATCAGCTTGTGCCATTTCCTAACTCATACGTAGCGTTAGCGTTATTCTATACTGCTTTACCATAACCTACCGCCGACCAAGTGAAATTTCTATCAACTGCGGCATTACTTGAATTTTTAAAGGTCACAACAAAAGAACTACCTGTTACCGTTCCCATTTCGATATAGTCACCGCTTGCTAAGTTCATCGCATTAATACCAATAGAAGGTAAATAAGAATTGCTTCCTCCTAAACTACCTGTTCCTGTAAAGAAGTTTTTAGCGAAATTGACTGTTTTGCTACCTGCCCCGGACGCAACCGCCCCGGTGCTTTGTTCCTGTCTTCTTTGAAGTGTGGCCGTATAACCCAATTCATCAACAAGAATATTTTCGTCTGTATTAGTACTTGTAAGAATCGTTTTAAAATCAAAGCCTCGGCCTGCAAATGTTCCATTAATAAACTCTTTCCAACCTGACCACGTAGCACCGCCGGAAGCCGGATCATCATCTGTAGACCTTAAATATAATTTTGCATCTACATGTAATATTGCTCCACCATCCCAGTCAGCAATAGCATCAACATCAGCCACCGCGTCGAAATCATCAGCCGGTAGATAAGCCCTGGTGACAAAATGACGTTTTAAATCAAGAGGAAACTTAGCGCCTAAATCTAATTTATCGGCAAAAGTATATGTACCCTCACTATCAACCCCTGTTGAAATATCAAAATCAGTCATTGCATCAACATCAGCAACAGTATCAAAAAGGGCTGTACCTTGAAGCGTTAAAGCATCTAAATCTTCCTCGTAATAGGTATCAGAATTAGTGCCTTGAAATGGTGGCGTGTCACCGTCTTCTCGTCTTGTTTGAACAGCTAAGGCACCAATCGGATCGGGTAAATCAATAACAATTGAAGTAGCGCTAGATATTCTTCCGCCTGAATCTTCAAAAGCTAAAAATATTTCACCTTCTACCATTGGTATTGTTGCTTCTGTTTGGCTTCCAGCTTTTGCAGAGATAAGAGTTACAGCGTTTGAGAATGTTGCTGTTCCATCAGTTTGATTGGAATGTCTAAATACACATTTACCGCCAAGCTTTACATCCAAATCGTTTGATTGATCCCAAGTTAAACGCCCTGTATTACTGTTTATTGCTTCAAAAAAGAGATTAGTAGGTGCGCTCGGAACTTCTGTTTTTCCTATAGCTGTATAGGTTAATTCACTTGGAATTGTTGAAGATTCACCAACGCCATTAATTGAAAATACTCTTACTTCATATTCACCCGCAGTTGCATCAAGAATTTCATAATCAGGTCTTGAAATGGCATCAGCAGAAACAAAATTATCGCTTCCTTTTCTCCATTGAACACGATATGAACTAGCCCTTGATACTGATTGCCAACTAATCAAAATTTTAACTTTTGCCTGTTCATTTTCTTCATAAAATTGTTCTGTAGCAGATAAAGAGCCGGGAGCATCAGGAGGTGTATTTAAAACACTTGTATTTCTTGTTGGTAATGTCGAACCATCTTCTACATAAGCGTATTTACCAGAGTTATAAGGCAGCGCCGTAACAACATAATTAACGCCCTCTTCTTCTGTAATTGTTAAAACACGCCATTGAGTTGTCTGGACTGTGTCGTTTTGCAATATCCAAACTGAATTACTATTTGGCGCGGAACTAAAAGCAGAACTAACGGTTATCTCTGCCCCTGATATTCCACTTACTGTTTTTGTTTCAACGGAACCATCAGAAAGAACAACAGAAAGCGTGGGGTTGTTTGTTGTTGGTAAATCTGTTTGATCAGTATTATCAACGGTTATAACTGTTGTAGTTGCTGATTTAATAAGGCCACCGCGCCGAACACCAGCCCTAACAGGATCACTAATTTCTATAACTGCGCCAGGTCTGATTAATACGCCTGCTGATAATCCAATTGAAAAAGTGACAATCTCTGATTCATTTTGTTCTGTATAAAGAAGCCAACGACCTAAACGCGCCGCTTGATTTCGTGAGGTGCAAAAAAGGCTTTTTACCTGTTTAACAACTGATCCATATTTTGTTTGGGCCGTACTATCAACAACTTCTTCATAATCTATTTCTTGCGTTTCCATGTCGAAATAGCCGCAATTAACAACGGTATGACGACTCTTTAAAGATGAGCCTGAATAGGTAAAGCCACCTTCTCCCACGTTGGCAAGAGTAAATAAATAGCTTGCGTCTTTTGGTGCATCCTGTGAAATCGTTAAGGCGCCCGTACTCCAAAAGGGCATACAACGCATTACAGAACAAAGATCATTAATTAATCGGTATGCGTCTACCTGTTGCTGAACTACTCCATTAACAGCAAACCGTGGCTCAGTGCCTCCTTTACCATCATCAACACTTGCACCGCAATATTGAGAAACAGCATAAAAATCATATTTAGAAAGCTGACTAGCAGAGATATGAGCGCCACAACCCCAACGAGTATTAACTAATAATTCATGGAGTATCCAAGCGGGGTCTGTTGTCCATTCGGGGTCTGTTTTAAATGAGCCGTTCCAACTTCCTGAATAACTAATAGCTCCCGTCGTTGAATCAACTGTCCCATTTGACGGGATTGGGATCTTTAACCCCCTGACACGGTATGAACGCTGAGGGGTTTGTCGAAACTGTTCAGAATCAAACCGTAAAGCTACATGTGCAGAATTTAAATATCGACGTTGTTCATAATCAATTTCTGTGTAAGACGACCAAGAAAAATCATCAACAATTTTAGGGTCGGTATTATCCGCAGCCGTTCTTTTTACCGTGACTGTTATTGGATGGACAAGAGCTTCATCATTAATATCTATTAAATAATCTCTAAAATATGCGCTTGTTGTCCTACCACTTATTGCACTATCACTAATCGGCGTTTTAACTGTTCCATTGTTGTCTGTAATTTGAATTGTAACGTATGTAGTCCAACCGATTACTTGACCTTTATCGTTAATTTTTTGCAATCTTGGGACGCTAATTGTAACCCTAACCGCATCAATTCCACTTGTTAAAGTTCGAGAAACAGCAGATGCATTAGTAACAGGAGTACTAACATTAAATTCTTTTTCAATATTAAATATATATCTTAAATATTTTTGATCAGAAGTACCAAAACGAGGCTCAAAACCTACATCTTTAAAGTTATAATCTGTATCTTGTAAATCTGTTACATTCGCTGATTGTTTGAGAATTTGAGTTTTATTTAAATAAACATCTTTTAATGCTGCATTATTATAATCTGTTGTTCCTTTTGTATAAGCCGCTGCACTTGGAAATCCCTCGATTTCACCCTCTCCTAGCAAATCAATAAACGTTGCAAATTGTTTACTTCCAAGCACATCTTTTGGAAGTTTTGGGTTTTTAATAATTGAATCTATAGGTTTTAACATTAGGCAGTCCCTTTGATTTGAATAGTATCAATACCGGCGCTAATGATAACGGAACCGGAAAAAATCTCACCGAAAATTAAATTGACAGGGACACCTGATCGACTCACATTTTGAACACCGCTGAATGAATAATTACTTTGCGGATCTAGGCCGGATTCATTATTAAAGGTTGGCAGATCTGGCACAGGCGACAGCATTTGAGAAACGCCACCTAATGCAAGACTTGTACCAATACCCATAGCAACAGCCCCCCAACTTAAAGCCGCGCCTGTACCGCCAGCCGTGCCAAAAACCATTGCGCCACCAAAGCCACCTGTCGCAACTGTTAAACCAATTAACGCCGCACCTGTAATTACTTTTCCAAGTCCACTTTTGAAGAAACCTTTAGCTCCAACAGCAACGGGCACAATCCTTATTTCTTCTGTTTGACCAATCGGATAATTTAATTCTTCCTCACCAAGATTGTAATTACCAACAAAAATTTTATAATGTTGATCTTGCATGTGTTGTTCAACACTAGGCCAATTAGCGACTAAAAAACGCCCTACCTCTGCAACATTAGAAATATCAGCTAAAAATGTACCTGTCTCCCAATCAAGAAACTTTTTTAAAGCTCCATATACTTTAATTTTACGCAGCATGACGATACCTCCTAACAGTTGCATCAATCAAAAACTGATTGTATAAATCGCGAGAACTTAAACGCCCCGCCATGTGATGTAAAACCATTTGTTCACCGATATAAATGGCTACATGGTCAGGATCAGGGCCGGTAAATTTCATCAATAACAAATCACCCGGTAGCATTTCTTTATTATCGTCTATTTCAACGAAATTACTGCGCGGGATTAATCTTTCAAATATGCCATTGGTTAATATTTCTTCCGGCTTGTTTGGTCTTTTCCAATCTTTAACGATTAAACCTTTTTCAGCAAAATAATCAATTACCAAAGTCCAACAATCACTTGAACCCCATGTCCATTGACGACCAATTAAAGGCGCTTTATAACCTGTTGGCGTGAAATCGTGCCATTGCTCAGTTTGTGGATTAACAATATAAAACGGTAGACCTAAATGTTCGCAACTTGAAAGATCTACTTGGCTAGGTTGTGGCGATGTGAACGGGTGAGAGTGAAAAACCCCGACCAATTCCCCCGCGTCTTCAGCTTTCATCCAATCATCGGGTGACAAGCAAAAACCATCAGTCGGATCATCTGCGATATTTTCACAAGGCCAATACTTCTTTCTACCTTTAACAATGCAAACAAGGCCGCAAACTTCTTTTGTGTTTGTTTCTTTTGCGTGAATTAATGCTAATTCTTTCCAGTTCATAATTAGATAAAAGTACCAACACCGGGAAAATCTGTCCGGGTCACTTGGCGTAAAGGAACACGAACATTAACGAGATCAAAAGCGGCGCAACATTCCCATTCCACGATGTCTCTATTTTCTGTGGTTTTACGATCTAAAAAATATATTTCTTCAGGGAAGGCGGCGCTTGCGTCGGGTGTTCCGTATGGGTTGGTTCCACCTGAGAAGTTAGCCGCGTCAATATAACGAGCTAGTGTTCTAATCCTTGTTAATTTTGCCCCGTTTAGATCGTTCCCCGCCGTTGTAGCGTTAACGGTTGATATGTAGCTTGTAATCGTTCCGAGAATATTTGAAATTCTAATTCGTGGTCTTGGTAAGGTTCCTTTCCCAGAATATGCAAAACCATCACATTCAATAGGAAATCTTTGATAAGAATTAGACGCCCAAACAACTTCACCATTTGCGTTCATATTGGCGCCGTTATGAAATCGATAAACAGTAGAAGCACCGTGAAGCGTACTATCAAGCGTTAAAGAAAATAGTTCTATTACAGAACTAGGATTGATTTTTTGTAGTTCACTTACAGGTATTGCCATTAGGGTTCAAACACCTCTTCAAATTTTGCATTAATTGTTGTTCTGCCATACCTCGGCATATTGGTTGACCATGAACGACAAATAAACTTTCCGGCGCTACCTCTTGGCGGTGTCCAATCAAAAGACTCGGTTCCTGATCTTGCTTCTAAGAATGTGATGATATTGTCGCGTTCTGTGTCATCTCTATTAGCAAAGATCAAAGACCAATTTTTTGGGTCACGATTAAGGCCGAATTGAATCCTTTGTTGAAAGCCTTCACCGAAGACAGTAGTTCTAACTATTGGAGCACTTTGTTCATTTGCAGGAAATGAAGGGGTATAAGAGAAAGTAGCCATAATTAAGCAGGGTTAAGGATTCCTCCGGGTCTTGACTGTTGTACTAATTCAGATTGAACAGCCGCCGCGATTAATTGACCTAATGCCCTCCCTTGTTGCTCATCACCTTGTACGTCTGTACCTGAGGCGTCAACATTAACAACAACAGAAGTATTATTACCGCCACCTTGAACACCTAAAACGCCATTTCTTCTTGTCAAAGGTAATATTGCTTCGGCTCCAGCTTCACCCATTAACCCAATTCCATTTTTAAAAGGGAACACAGTCGGTTTTGTAACTATCCCACCACTCGCAAAAGGTACAATTCCGTTTTGTCCGTAAACATTACCATTAGCATTTTTCTTAAATAAGCCACTAAACCAATTAGAGAACGGCGCGGTAATTGTTTGCTGTATTGCGATCCTTGCCATATCTTTAATAATGCTATTTGCTAAATTTCTAAAATTTAATTTGCCGGTCATTACAAAATTTACTAAAGCGTCTTCCATACCTTTGATTCCTTTTATGACTACATCAGCCATTGATTCACCAACGGACTTGATTCCCTCTTTAAAGCTATCTAATTTCGATTGCATTTGTGTTCCAAAAGTTTTATCTAATTGATCGCCAAATTCTTTAGCTTCTTTTGTTCCTTTTTTAAAGCCATAAGCATCGCCGGCTTCTGATTCTCCAACAGTAATTTTCTTAAATATTTCCTGATTTCTTTTCCATCTATCCATTACCCCTTTTGCATAATCTCCGCCCGGATCATCCATTGACTCCCCTTTAAACATTCTTCCAAATCTTCTTTTTAATCTGGCTAAATAATTTCCAACCTCTTCTAAGGCAACAGCCGTTGACATTAAACCAAAAGCCAAAGTTCTGACACTAATATTTATTGCTTCAAATAATCCACTCCAATCATTCTTACTATCAAACAAATCTTGAAATGCTTCAACAATAGAATTTAAAGCCGGTAAAAGTTCATCTGCTAATTGTTTCCTAAAACCATCAAAGCCAAAACCTAACATTGTTAATTGGTCATTGAAATATTCCGCGTTCGCTGCAAAACCTTCACTCGTTTCATAATTCCATCGTTCCAAAGCATCGCCGCCTTCATTCAACATTGGTATTAACTGCGCCCCTGATCGACCAAATATTTCCATTGCTAAAGCCGCCTTTGTTGCACCGTTTGGCATATCTCTAAAACGGTCAGCCAATTGACCTAAGACAACTTCTGATTCTTTTAAATTGCCGTCTGAATCTCTAACTGTTACGCCCAAAGCCTTATAAGCATCTGCATAAGTCGCAACGCCCTGATCAGCTTCACGCATTGATTGAGCAAGACGCCTTAACCCTTTATCAATTGTTCCTTGCTCGACTCCCGCAAGCTTTCCCGCGTTTACATAGGCTTGTAAACTATCCGCTGCTATTCCTGTTTGCCTACTTAGTTTTCCAAATGCGTCAGCCTGATTTATTGCACCTGTTACAAATCTAGTAGCTGTTCCGGCTGCAAGGAATACAGCCATTGCTTTAAAAGCATTATTCAGCGTAAATACCGTATTTCTTAAATTTTTTACTCTTCCCTGTAACCCCTGCATGGAGTTCCCCATGCGCTTAATCCCGGCGGTTCCCGCTGTTTTAGCTGCAATTAATAAATTAAATTTCGCCGCCATTATTTTTTACCCTCTTTATTCAAAAGGCTCATAACCGTTACTTCTAAAACTTGAAGATCTTCAAACACTTCAACAAGATTCGGTATT